AATGGGTCTCCAACACCACTATGGTCTATAGCTTCGCAACAACTATTACGAAGACCCCAATAATTAAATAATAAAACTAAGTTTTAAAATGGATAATGGAATTTTAAATAATCTACAGCTTTACAGAGGAAAATGGTTTTCTGATCTTGTTGATGAAAACATGCTTTCTAATGCATTGTTAACTAAACCTCACGAAGTATCTAGCGTAATTTCTTACGTATTTGGTACCAAGGACGATGGATATAGTTCTGCTCTTGACTTCTTAACAGGTGGTCTTGGTAAAACTATGGTAATTGACCAACGTGAATTCAGATGGTCAGTAATGATCGACTCTGACCGTGCAGTTACAATCCGTTCAGCTAAGTGGAATGGTTCTGTAGTAACAGACCCAACAACGCAAGCAGGATTAGGTAATACACCTATCATGTTGTCATTGGAAGATAAATGGTTTGGTCCTGGTGCAATTATCGAATTGGATGATAAAGAATTTCAGTTACGTGTATCTGGAGCTCCTTACCAAGATGGTAATGAATGGGTTTATACCTGTTTCATCGCAGATAGTCAAGCTACTTCGTTTGTACCTGGTAAATATTTAGTTTCTGGATGTCAAGTATCTCGTTTAGGTTCTGCCTACGAAGAATATTCTGAAGAAGCAGATATCATCAATTACAACACTCATATTAAATTGCATAATCATTTGACTACAGTTCGTTTGTCTTATGATATTACTGGTACTGCTTTTAGTACTGTACTTGCAATCGCATTAAAAGACCCTAAGACGGGTAAGACTTCTTATTTGTGGTCTGACTTCCAGGAATGGAAAGCTGCTCGTGAATGGAACAAACGTCAAGAACGCCAATTAGTATATTCGAAATATAATGCTAACGCTGATGGTACCACCGATTTGATGGGAACTAATGGTCGTCCAGTTTATATTGGCGCAGGTCTGTTGCAGCAAATTGCTCCAGCTAACCGTAGGTATTATACTGAATTGAATGCTGACTTGTTGGAAGATTTCTTGTTCGATATGTCTTACAATATGCTTGGAACTAACGAACGCAAATTTGTAGCCTTCACTGGCGAAATGGGTATGCGTGAATTTGACCGCGTGTTGAAAGAAAAGATGGGTGCTTTCAATTTAATTGATAGCAAATTCATTACAGGTTCAGGTCAGGAATTAACTTTAGGTGGTCAGTTTACTACTTATCGTATGACCAATGGTATTGAGTTAACTGTTAAACACTTACCAATGTACGATGATATCGTTCATAATCGTAAGTTGCACCCAATTACGGGTAAACCGGTTGAATCGTATCGTTTTACTTTCTTAGACTTTGGTACAAGAGACGGTGAAGCTAATATCGTTAAGGTAGCTAGAAAAGATAGAGAAATGGTTATGTGGCATACTGGTGGTTCTGTTACCCCTGGTGCTGGATATGGTAAATCTATCAACACTTTGCGTTCAAATGCAAAAGATGGTTACTCAGTACACTTCTTAGGTGAAGTCGGCATAATGGTGCGTGACCCAAGGGCGTGTGGGGAGCTGATCATGGACGTAATAGATTAAATAAATTAGCATAAATGGATTGGTTTTCATTTATGCTACAAACAACAGGTAAGTTTACTACGTTATCAAAATGTAATATGTATAAAACTTTTTAAAATATTTTGAATATGGTTTTTCTAATTTCGAAGGTATATCAACCCTTTCGTTTTTGGGTTGATTGTTTTTAATATTAATTTTTTAAATCTTTATAATTATGGCACTTACTTTAGATGGCACAACTACATTACCTGCAATGGGTGGTAGTTCAATGGGCGGCGTTGGTCTTGGCGCAGTTGGTGGTGGAGTAGCAGGTCTCGTATTAGGGGCATTGTTAGGAAACAACGGAAATGGTTTATTTGGAGGCGGAAGCACTACTGCTAACGTAGCAGAATTCGGATCTCTAAACAATCAAATTCAAACTCTTCAAGCTCAAGTTGGAGCGAATGACTTAAGGAATGAAATGGAGAGTATGGAAAATACTTTCGCTACAATTACCAGTGGTCAGACAGCAGCAAACGCAGCTAATTTTAATAATTTGAGTTCTTTGATAGGTAACGTTCAAACAGCTCAAGCCTCAAATAACTTTACTACTTTGCAGTCAGTAAACGATTTAGGTCGTGATATAACTGCTCAGAATAATCAAAATGCATTACAACAGTTAAATAGTTTTAATAATTTAACTACAACTACTTTGCAGGGATTCAATAGTTCTGCAATGCAAGTACAAAATGCTACTAATCAGATTATAGCACAAGGCACAACTAATGCTGCCGCAATGGCAAATTGTTGCTGCGAAATAAAGAGTACTATTTTAGCTGATGGCAATGCAACTCGTGCATTGATTAACGATCTGAATGTACAAAGTTTAAGGGATCAATTGGCAGCAGCTAACAATCAAGTTAGCAATAACCAACAGAATCAATATCTGTTAAGTTCAATCTTAGCTCATATTCATCCAACAGTAACCAGTACTACTATTGTCTAATAAAAAATACCAAAGGGGCTTCGGCCCCAATGGTTAATATATAAAAAAGATATGGCAAGTCCGGTAACATTAGGAACTACAGCAGCTGTAGTACTCCTACCAAATTTATCTAGAGCTGGCGTTAGATTTCAAAATACTAGCGCAACGCAAACTATCTATCTCAAGAGAGTCCCAAGCGAAGGCTTATACACAGCAGTATCAACTACTGACTATGATGTAAGAATGCTTCCAGACTCTGCTACTGGAGAAGGTGGGGAACCATTTGAGACTAATTCAGTTTCAGGATTTCAGGCTATTGCTTCGGCAGCAGCTGCTACATTAGCTATTTACGAAACAGTAAAAGTATAAAATCATGGAAGAGAATTTCTTTAAAATTAGTTTTGATAAAGTCATGGAAATGATTTTAATCGAGGAAAGGCAAAAGATACATAAGTTTATCTTAGACACTTTAGGTAAAGCAACGGCAGATATATTCGAAACATATAAACCAACTGCCTCGGAAACACTTAAATTATTTTCAGCAATTTAATTTAGCCAAAGATGGAATACAATACACAGGATAATATAACTACTCCAGAAGTAGTCGTAGAACCAAAAAAAGTATATCCTATGGTAGAAGAAATGACATTCAGATCTCCAGTCAAAAGTGAGGAAGAGGCATATAAACTATTAATTGCTATACAAACATTGGTTAACGAGATTGGATCATTAGAGATTATTTCTATGTTCGATTATTTCGTATCAAACCCATCCGCAATTGCAAAGGCTAGAAAGTATTTACCTTATATAAAAATGTTGGGATGAGCAAATTTATAAATTTAATAGAGAAGGCGGCTCCAATTGTAATACAGTCCAAGCCGATGATAGAAATCATTAATATCATAAATGAACATTTAGATGACATGTGCGTATTGCACCCTGGCGCTAATGAAGAACTTATGAATGAAATCTACATGATAGCAAATGGACCTTATTTCGATTTAGATATTGCCAATAAGGCTGTAGCTGCTATGTATAATGAAGATGGGACCCTAGGTCAAAAACTCAGTTTAAATGATACTAATCAAATAGCGTCATCAATGAGTATATATTTTGATAAATTTAACCAATACGATTGGTACTATACATTGAATATGATATATTCAGATTATAGTGTAGTTTTATCAAATAACTCTTCAATGTTGAATGAAATGGCAAAAGCTTTTTTAATGGATAAGGATGCCCCCGCAGGGAAGGCATACCTATATTATAAAGCAATGTGCTAAAAATACTTATATGGGGTAATTGATTTTATCCCATATAACAATTAACTAAATATAAAAACTACTATACTTAAGTAACATTAAATGGAAGTCGTACTAAAACATAAGCGTAAAGACGCTTGGGCTGGCGTAATCAAATATAAATCATGTTTTGATTACATTGCACCCGCATTAACAAGATCTGGTAATAGACATACTGGACTTACTGAAGAAGAAGCTACTAGACTTGAGAAAGAATTAAATCTAGGACCAAACACATTGGCCCCTTATAGTAAATATTGGGTAACGTTCATTATAAAAGTAACGAATAAAGAATTGCTTTTAGATACAAGTCGACCTTGGGATGAATTACAATATCTATTTTTAAAGAATCATCATAGAGTTGCAATTGGGCTTAATGATTTGAAGCCAGGAGCTGACTTTGTACTAATTAATAAGGACTCGGAAGCACAGGAATCTAATCGTATCAACAAAAGGAAACGTGATGCAATCAAAGAGTTCGATAAAATGTCTTTGGAAGACATGCGTAAATGTTTACGTCTATTTGGATATAAAGCCGATACTATGTCTGCCGAATTAGTAGAAAGTAAGTTGTACGAACAGGTTGAAGGTTCTCCAGAGAAGTTCTTTTCTAAATGGGTTAACAATACTAATAAGAATACAGAATTTTTAATTGAAGCTGCTATTGCAAAAAATATTATGCGTAAGAATAAAAATGCTTATTTATATGGTACTGACATAATTGGTACATCTCTATCTGACGCAGTATCCTATTTAGATAATAAAGCAAATCAGGATTTGAAGATGACCATCAAAAATGAACTAGAAAATAAATAATATGACATTAGCAGAAATCCACAGAAATTGGAATATTGAATTAGACAAATCAAACCTTACTACAAGCAATCCATCATTCCTACCAGAAGAAATTGATTACTTTGTGAATACTGAGATATTAAGATTCATAAAAACTAGATATTCTGGATTGAATATTCATAAAGATGGATTTCAGCAGAGTCAAAAAAGATCAGACGATTTAAGAACCGTAGTGAAGTCAGTTGATATATTGCAGAATGTATTTCTAGTGTCACTTGGGGATGATAATAAAACAACAAAATACATTATTAGTTATCCTGCTGATTATTTTATAGGGTTAGGAGAAACAGTATATATATCGGCAGTTGGTTCTACCGAAATCAAAAGAACTGACGTGTTAGAATGTACTATAGAGAATTTAGATTCTAGACTTAGTAATTCATTAAGTCCATACAGATATCATAATGGTTCAGCAACCCCACTTAGGGTTTATTCTGATGGTAAAATAATTTTATATACTGATGAAAATTATAGTATAAAAAAATATACTATCATATATATAGCCGCTCCAACAAAATTAGATTGGTATGCTGGCAATATCAATGTTCAACTTACAATGATGCCAGAACACACATGGGATGAAATAATTGTTAACGCAGTAAAATCAGCCTTATTAAATATTTCTGATGATAGGTATCAAGCCTATTCTCAGGAAGCTCAAACTATTGAGTAAAAATCTCAGTTTAGTCTAACGTGGAAATCTTTTAATGAAAGTAGAGCGACTAGATAAAAAGTTAAACTGGATAATCGTTTAACAACAATAAAAATAAAAATATGTTACAAAAACCAAACACGGTATTCGTTGCTAAGAAAATAAATACTGCTGGAACAAGTCTAGTTGCTGGCGACATAGTCGTTATCAATGCTGAAACCGGAGCCGTATCTGCTTCAAATACTATTACTACTTTAGCTACTGCCCCAAAGGCAATCCAATTAGGATTTGTTAAAGCGGATGGATCTATTACCAAAACTCAGGTTATTGGCAGAAAAAGTATTAAAAACTTACAATACGGAGCTTATGTTGCAAAGACAGTTGCTTCTGCAGTAATTAATTTTACTAGCGTTGTTCCTGTTATTGGACATCGTTATGTACTTCGTTTAATTTATAGAGACCTTTACGAACACCCAGGGCAATTTACGCATTCTTATGAAACTATAGCCACTACTACTGCTCCTGCAGATTTGGCAATTGCTTTAAATAAGATTATAAATGCAAGTTCTAGTGCTCGTGTAACTTCTGCTATAGCTGGAAATATAATTACATTAACTGCAAAAAGTGTTACCGATAATGGATTTGGAACTCAAGGGAAAGAAGCAATCACTCCTTATTCTCAAGTTCAAATGCGTGTAGTTGCTTATACTACTAACCCATCTTCTCAGTTCAATAGTGCAAAAGATGCTATCGTAGGTATAACCATTACTCAAGTTGAAAGTCAACCTGGTAAAGGTAATGCATATATCGTTAGAGATCGTGAACAAGCAGCTCTTGGATATAAAGGTATTACTTATCGTACTGAATGGCCTGTAATCAAACCGGAATTAAATGTTGACCTAACTGCAACTTACGATACTTTAGTTATCGAATTCGATAAAGAATATCAGAGTCCAGATAATCAATATGTTAAATCTACTGATTTAGCTGCCGAACTTTATGTTGATCACACAAATACAGGAACTCTTTCTGCATTAAATGATTTGATCTTAGCTTGGGCTTCTCTAGTAGGGCCTCAAGGAGTACCTGGAGTTTAATTAGTTATTTAGTAACCAAAATAAAAGGGGCGGGTTTAAATAGCCGCCCCTTTTTCATTTAAATCAACATAAAAAATGAACATAACGAAAATAATATCTAGCGACACACAACCCAATGTCTCTAGTTCGTCATTATGGTTAGATACTAGTGAAAAAAATGCAAATGGGGTAGTATTAAAAATCAGTAATGGTCCGACCTGGACTGCTATTGGTCCTGATAATGGACCTGGCGATATTGGTTTTAATTTAAAAGATCCATCAAGTGGTGTCAGTATTACTTTAGATTATCAACTAATTAATGCATTATCAAAATCAGTTAAATATCAATACACGATAGAAAGAATAGGTTCAACATATTATGCCACTGGGGACGAATATTCAAATTTTTCCGGAAGTGATGCTACTGTCGTTATTCAGTCCGCTATAAACTCTCTCACAAGTGGTGGTGTGATTCATATAAAAAAGGGATTGTATGATAATATGGGACAACTTACTTTTAATAATGATAATATCACAATAGAGGGTGAGGGACAAAGTAACACAATATTAAGGCTAAAATCTAATTTTGATGTTTCAGGCACTGACTTTTCATTTATAAGATTAAAAAACTCAAAAAATTCTTGTATTAGAAACATTCAGATAGATGGTAATAAATTAAACCAAACTTATCAATGGGAATCTACAAATTCTGTTGCTAAAATATCTGGTGTAACCGGAGCCTGGTGGGAGGTTGGACAAGCTCAACCATATCGACCTGATAATTTTATTCTTGAAAATTCATTAATTACCAACTGTACCCAATATGGAGTATATTTTGATTATGGTAATAAAGTTATTTTACAGAATAATCATTTTCTTAATAATGACGAGAATAATGTAACGATAGGTGTTAAATCTACGAATTGTATTGTTAGAGATTGTATTTCAGAAGGGAGTAATTCTGTATCTATGACAGTTTATGGCAATACCTTAAATGCAAATAATATAATACAAAATTGTAATATCCTTGATTGTTCGAGTTCTATA